TGATAATCCGGTTCTGGCATTATAATCTACCCTCCTATAAAATATTAGGATATACCGGTTCCAGTACCAAATGTTAATGGAATAGTTGGGAATATTTCGCCGCCACCAGGACCAAAATGTGTAGCATTATCATATCTCATTGTCATGATAACTTGTACTGGTTCTGATACTGCGTAATCACCATCTGAGTAATCTACGTTCTGTAAGAAACAACCTTCTAGATTCCATTGTTCTAATTCAGCATCATTTGTACCATCTAAAATTTCAATCTTAGTTGTGAATTTGTACTGACCGCCACTGATTGGACCTGTCTGTTCAAAGTGGTTCATTTGTTTCTGAACTTGTTGACCTGTTAATCTAGAGATACTGTTGTTAATGTCATCACGTAAAGTAATTGTGATTGGCTCCCAAGTATGTTTGCCCATTAAATATGCCACTGAGTTATAAACGTGTACAGGTACTTCTTCGTGTGTAACTTTTGGTCTCGTCACGTTCATGATTTGTTGTGTTAAATCAATCGGACTTGCACCAATGTTACCAAAACCTGTGAAACGTACTCTAAAACGATATTTAAGTTTAGGCTGTAAAATACCGCCTCTACCTGTAGCACCGTCTATTGGTACGCCGAATTTGTTTAATGTAGCCATTGTAATCTCTCCTTACAAATTAATTTGTATTACAGTAGTATTTAGCAAAATATAGGAAAATTTAGAAAAAAGTTTGAGGGTAAAGGGTAAAAAAAAGGCTACTGTATCTCTACAGTAGCCCTTTTTAGTGTATTTTGTCTATTAACTATAGCTCATATTCTCACCAGTGTTCTTTATTCTGATCGGAATGTATATAAATTCAGCCGCTTTTGCTGGCTGTATCGCTACATCGATCCACATCTGGTTAGCGTCAATTCTAGTTGGTGTGTTGTTTGTGTCATCACATACAACTAGGAAGTCAAATAATGCTCTTTTTGAAGCCAAGTCTGAAAGGAATCTTTCAAACGTGTCAGTTACTTGATCTCTTGTCATTCTGTCGTTTAATTCAAACAAGAAAGGTTTTGCAAGTTGATCAAAGTTATATCTTAAGTAACAAATTAATCTACCTACATTAACTCTATCAAGTGCTGATGCTACAGGGTGTAGTGATTTTTGACCAAATACTACTAGTCCTCTGTTTGGCATAAAAGCAATTGGATTAACTTTTTTAGAGTATAGTGTGTCTCTTGAACCTTCACTTAATACAACTGAATTATATTCACCTGTTTGTGGGTCAATATAACCAACTGATGAAGCATTTGAAACTAAACCTCTTTGATAACCTGCTGGAGCAAACCACTGGAATGCCGCATTATCACTTGAAGCAATAGTTCTTAGTGCTATGTGTGAAGCTGGAACAACTACGTTGTTTCCTGCTAGATCAGTTGTTAGTGCATGTGGATAGTAAACAGCTGAGTAAGTGTGGCTTGATACTAATCCGTCTTCACCATTAGTTGTTGCATTTGCTGAGTTTGACATCCAATTAGATACTTCTGAAGGAGTTTTTAATCTAAACGGAGCGTCAAGTATAATAAATGCAGTTTCTTTTTTCGCAGTGTTAAGTGCAATCATTTCATCATATGTTTCTGAGTAACCAGGACATGCAATCAAGTTAAAGAATCTTGATTCTGCTCTGATTTCATCATTTGATGTAAACACTGATTGAAGTGCTGTAACAACAACTTGTCTCTGTGCTTTTCTACCCATAAATGGTGAACCATCTGGTTTATTACCAGCTTTGTTGACCCATATTGGACCAATATTAGTACCACCAACTACGTATGATGTTTTGTATTCTTTAACATTGTAACCAGACAATCTTGTGTTAAACAAGAGTGTACCTTCGGCATAATCTGCTGGGTCTGGAGCATCTGTGTTGAAAGATGCGTATGCTTTACCCCAACCTTGATCTGCTGTTGTAGTACCTGCTGGGTCACCTACTGCATCACCAAACACAATGCCGGAAGCTGATGATTGATCAGTATTGTCAATTAATACCCATTTGCTTGAAGTTGTATTATATTTGTAAATTTTTGGATAAGCTTCTAATTCGTTTGAGTCAATCCAAATGTCACCGTTTTGAAGTGCTGAACCATCTGATTTTTTTGCCGGTTCACTTGATACCATTTGTAAGTCTCTTAAACCTGAAGCAATACCATTTTTACCTGTGTTAACATTACCTGCTGTAAATGTGTCTTTTGAGTTTGCGTATGCAAACCATTTCATTGTACCACCACTGTTTTCAGCAACATACATATCTGCTGATAAATTAGTGTCATACCATAAAGTACCATCTACAGGATTTGAAGTTGGTGCGTTAGCTGATGCTTCATATGATAATGTGCTCCATATTGAAGCCATGTACCATGAATCAGAACCTGAAGCCATGTTATCTGCAAAACCTAAGTTTGCAGTTGTTACACCAATAGTATTACCTGCTGTTGTAGTATCTTCAACCCAAATGTTTTTACCATTTGTTCTTTCAAGTTTTAAATATTCTTTTGTACCTGAACTTGCTTCAATTGATGCTACAACTTTTTTAGCTGTTAATGAAGCATTGTTGTTGATACCAGCAACTATTTCTGCTAGTGTCACATGTGAACCTGCACCACCTGCCGCTGTTACTGTTACGTCAACGTTACAGATGTTTACTTTTAATGCATCCTGCGAACCAGTTAAGTCAATACCGTTACCTGAAAGGTCTGCTGTCCCAGTAGCTGTTGTTGTAGTGGCAGTACCTCTTAATTTGATTTCGTATTGTACCTCTGGTGTTGAATTGTTTGCTGTTTGCTTATATGTTGCATTATCAATTCTATCATTGTTCCATGCCGCATCGTTGTCATCATCAAACATTGTGTAAAGTGCGTTTGCCGCCGGTGTTAAGGCTGTAACAGCATTGTCATCATCAGCATACATTGGTGCTGATACTGTTGACCATTGGTTTGTTGCTGTTGAGTAGAATTTTACTACTACGTTAGCACCGCCACCTACTGTTGTTGTTTTAACCCAAATCGAACCTGCCACTGTAGCACTTGGAGCCGAACCTGAACCTGGTTGCATGAATACAACTGGTGTACCTGTTTTTGCCGCTACCCAAGTATCAGCACCTACTTGGTACCATTGTCCGCTAATTTTTTCCCAAAGTTTTGCCGGAGTTGCTGAAGCAACTACAACAAAGTCACCGTTTGCACCGTATGATGTTTTTGGTGATTTTTCAGTGTCATTGTTTACGTTTGATGTTGCCGCTGAGCTAGGTGCATCTAATAATACTTCTGGAGTAACTTTACTCCAATCTGTACCATCTGATTGATATACACCCCAATCAGTTGCTGTTGTGTCTAACCAGTATGTACCATTTGCTGGTGCACCGGCTGGAACATTTGCTGAGCCTGTAAGATCTGCTAAATCTACATTAGCACGAACTACGTATGCTCTATTTGAAATTCCTAAGTATGAATATGCGGCTAATAAGCCGTATTCATTTCTTTCATCACCTGGTATCATTGTTGATCCAGCTGAATAAAATGTTGGTGTACCGAATGTTGATAAAAGTTCTCTTTGTGAACCGATCAAATACGCTTTACCCACGTTAGCACTCGTAGTACCTACCGCTGTTGAACCTGTAGAACTTGGATCAGCTTTATCTTGTGCTGATGCCACTACAAATAATGGTACCGTACCTTGAGATGCGCCGGCGTAAAACGATTCATCAGTTACTGTAACTGAAACACCCGGTGAAACTAAATCTGGCATTGTAATCTCTCCTTCATAATAACCTGGCAACTATCTTGTTACCAATATACATTATTTATTCAATGTCGGGTAAAAGAGGGTGGTTTAAGCACCTATATTTTCCCCTTTAAAAGGGCAGTAAATACAGTTATGACAGACAATAGACCATTATGTAGTAAATGTAAGTCAAGACCAAGTGCCTTTAATTACAAAAAAGGTGATAAAACATATTACCGTAAAATGTGCGACAAATGTATACGTTTAAGCAAGGGTAAAGGCGTTAGTTCTACTGCTACATGGCAACAACACGGATATAAAAAGAAAGCCATATGTGAGAAATGTGGCTTCAAAGCCAAGCATCATGCACAGCTAGATGTTTATCACATTGACGGTGATTTACGCAACAGTGCTATTAATAATTTAAAAACTATATGTGCTAACTGTCAAAGAATAATGACCATGGAAGAATTTAAGTGGCGACAAGGTGACTTGATGCCTGACGTTTAAAATGTTTGTGTTACTTTTTTATCTTTAGATACTTTGCTCAACACTTTTGCTACACCACTTACTTTATCAGTTAACTGTTCTAGTGTACCGTTGTTTTCAATTATAAAGTCAACTAATACGTCAGTGTGATCCCATTCACTTGCATGTATGCCAATATCAGATAATTGCTGTTGAGCAAACGCATCACCATCTTGTGCTTGTTTGGCTATTTCTGTCCAGTGAGGATCATCACCACGTTTGACCCTGACTGTAAAACCTCCCATTTGTTTTACAAAGGCAAGTTCATTTCTAAATCTACAATCTGTGATTATTGTTGGTTTTTGTCCACCAGCAATATATCTATGTTCCAAACTATCTAACCAAATCTTATGGTGGAACGATTCTCTCATTATTTCTGTACCAATTAATTGTAGTGCTAATCTTGGTGTGAAATTTTTAATTGCTAGTTTATTTGCCCAATATGGATCAACACATTCTCTAAAATGCCTACTGTGATCTGTATCACCTTCTAGTGTTTTCCTAGGCCAATTAAATATGTTTGATACAGCATCTTTCAATGGTGCCGCAAATGAATCTCTTTTGTATTTGTGCTGTGTTGCTAGAATATCTGCGACAGTATTTTTACCACTACCAATCCAGCCTACTAATCCAATAATCAATTTACCACCTCAATTTTAATTGTGTTGCAATATCTTCGCTATCAACTTTTACAGTCAATTCATCACAACCAGCATCTTCCCAAAGCCAATCTTTTTCATATTTGTAACCAAGCATACCCATATAGTTGGCAACTCTAGCCACTGCATCAA